TCACCTTCGGGCCGCGGATGAGAAACGGTGAGATCCCGCACGCGATCAAATCAGACTTCGCCATGTACTACGCGGACTGGGTACCGACCAATGGCGGAACGTTCGTCTGGCGAGACAACGACCTCGCACCCGCCGACATCGCCGCGATCCGCAAACGCCTGGAAGCTCTACGGCCCGACTTCGAACACCGCAAACGTGGCGACTGGCTCCAATTCATGCTCGACCGGCTAGACGAGATCGGCAAGCACGCCAAAGGCACCAAGCCCAGGCTGTTGCCATCCCTCGTACAATAAGGCTATGACCACTCTGCGTGTGATCGGCGAAGCAACCAGCAAGCAGCTGGGCACCATCGCGCGCGCGGACGACGGAGCGATCAGCGCCGAAGGCCTCGGTCGCGACATCTTCGACCAGATCAAACGCGGCAAAGGCTGGGACGACAAACAGACCTTCGACGCCCTAGTCGACGGCGGCTGGTCCAACGGCTACGTGAGCGTCCGCGCCTAACCGTCACCCACAGCTTTTCCCAAACCCGAAGGCCCGCCATGTGCGGGCCTTTTCCATGCCCGCAGAACGGGAGGGGTGCGATGAGCGTCGACACCTACGACGACGAGCAGGACGAGGCGTTCGCCGAGGAGGTACGTGCCGCCCTCTACGACGAACTCGACCGGCTCGGCATCGACCCCGACATGCTGCGCGCCGCCAACGAGCCGTATGGCCCGGCATCGCAAGCGCACTATGCCGATCCCGGCTACCAGGCCGACGGCAAGAAGCGCTACCCACTGGACTCCGAGGCCCACTGCAGAGCCGCCTGGTCATACATAAACCAGGCCGACAACGCCGCCAAATACAGCGCCGAGCAGCTGAGCAACATCAAGTCCCGGATCAAGGCGGCCGGCAAAAAGTACGGCATCAACTTCGCCGACAGCGGCCGAAGCGCCGGGCACCTCGGCCTGTGCACGCGCGCCTTCGACTTCACCCTCGACGGCCCACGCGGCGACGGGCGGACCCTCGAAGGCTATGCCGCCGTCTTCAACCACCCCGCCCGCATCCGCGACCACCAGGGCGACTTCGACGAGATCATCCTGCCCGGCGCCTTCGCCCGCTCACTCAAGACACGCACCCCGGTCATGCAGTGGGACCACGGCAAAGACCCGCGCATCGGCACCGCGCCCATCGGCGACATCCACGAAGTCCGCGAAGACAGCCACGGCCTGCGCGTGCGCGCCGAACTCTACGACCACCCGGACATCGAACGCGTACGCCTGGCCATCAAGGGCGGCTCCGTCAAAGGCATGTCGTTCCGCTTCGGCATCCCCAAAGGCGGCGACAAATGGCAGAACCGCTCCGGCGACGTCGACCTGCGTGAGATCCGCGAAGCCGAGACGTATGAGGTCGGCCCCGTCGTCTTCCCCGCCTACGACGCCACATCCGTCAACATGCGCTCGCTGCTGTCCGCCATGGCGCCCGAAGAAATCAGCACCCTCGTCCACGAGCTGGCAGCCCATGTCGGGCTCGCCGTGGACCTCACAGACCTCACCGGGCGACCCGGCGCGCGGAGCGCGGGTGGCGGTGACCCGGGCCGCGGCTTGCGGCCAGCCCTTTCCACCACCGAGCGGGAAATCCGCGACTCCCTTCGCCTGAGAGGCATCATTCGATGACCGACATCGACATCATGGCCGAGCTTCGGGGTAAAGACCCCACCGCCGACCTCAAGAACTGGAAGATCACCGACCCGCAGCCCGAAGAGCTGCGGGGCAAGCGGCCCGAAGAGCTCACAGCCTTCGCCGAAGTCCTCGACGCGCACCTTCGCACCCTGCACCAGGACGAAGACACCGGCGAGATCCGCAACATGAGCCTCGACGAGCACAAGGCCTTCGAATACGGTCTCGCGCTGCGCGACATCGCACACAAGATGATCGACCACCATCGGGCGATCTCCGACGTGTTCCAGCGACGCCCACGCGCAGTGCAGAGCGCGCTCATGGGCATCAAGAACGGGCTTGAAGGAGCGTTCGGCGACGTGCGCCGTATGCTCCCCGCCGAGGCCCGCGACAAGGCGCTGCGCACGCTGGACGACCGCAGCGCGTCGGCTCACTTGTCCGCCGACCAGAAGGACCACCTCGAGCGCCAGATCCGCCGCAACCCCGACGTGTCGCGGCGCATCCTGGTCACAGAAAACGAGTCCTACCGCAACGCGTGGATGAAACTGGTCACCATGCCCGAAGGCGCCATGTACCTCGACGACGAGGAGCGCCAGGCGATGAGGGCCTTCGCCGAATACCGTGCCGCGTCGACCACCAACGCGGCCGGCGGTTTCGCAGTTCCGGTCATGGCGGCCGCCTAGTCCGGTGACGGACTAGTGACAATCCCGAGAATTGCTGGGACCTCCTGCGAGACGTCCGCACCACAGCGTGAGGCCAAAGCCTGAGCGCGAAGGTTCGAGAAGCGGACGGTAGGGACAATCAGCAGCCGAGCCCGCCTGGGGTAATCCCCGACGGGAAGGTTCAACGACTATGTACGGGATATCTCACCTGAACCCCACGAAACCCTTCGGGCGCTTGCAGATTTCGCAGAACAGTGGCAACGGGTACAAGATGAGATAAAGATATAGTCTGGCCTCCACGGAGACGTGGAGAGGCTGGCAGAAATGACCAGCCCCCTCGGTCCACCGGCCGGGGAGTAACAAAGCGCTTCATCGACCCGTCGATCATCATGACGGCGCAGGGCTCCGGCAACCCGTTCCTCACCATCGCCAAGCAGGTCGACGTCAACACCACCGCCTGGAAGGGCGTCAGCTCCGCCGGTGTGTCGTGGTCGTTCGACGCCGAGAACGCCGAGGTTTCCGACGACGCGGCCACCATCGCGCAGCCGTCGGTGTCGGTGTTCACCGCCCGCGGGTTCATCCCCTACTCGATCGAGATCGGCGAGGACTGGCCCGGGTTCGCCTCGGAGATGTCGACGCTGCTCGCCGAGGGCTACGACGAGTTGCTGGTGGACAAGTTCACCCGCGGCTCCGGCACGGCCGAACCGCAGGGCGCTCTGACGGCCATCTCGGCGGCGGCGGGCTGCCGCGTGTCCATCCAGACGGCGGGCACGGCGTTCGGCGCCAACGACCCGTATGCGGTGTGGAAGGCGCTGCCGCAACGCTTCCGGCGCAAGGCGGCGTGGATGATGTCGGTCGACGTGAACAACAAGCTGCGCCAGTTGGGCACGGCCAACGTCTTCCACGCGTACACGACCAACCTGCCGGCGGAGTGGGCGGACACGTTCTTCGGCAAGCAGGCCTACGAGTCGCCCTACATGCCGGACACGACCACGACCACGTCGGGCAACACGGGGCTCGCCCTGGTCGGCGACTTCCAGAACTACGTCATCGCCCGCAGGACGGGCATGAGCGTCGAACTCATCCCACATATTTTTTCAACGGGCAATAACCTCCCAATGGGGCAAAGGGGCTGGTTCGCTTATGCCCGAATTGGTGGCGGAGTGGTGAATACGTCCGCATTCCGCCTTTTGGTCAATACGTAAGAGATATCCGATTTGGACTTGGGTTAGACTCAAGTCCACAAGGGACGCCGGGGAGCGGATACTCCCCGGCGTCTGCCGGAACACCTATCTGAGAGGTGCCCGACGTGGCACAGGTTACCTGTCATTACTGTCTCGCAACCATCAAAGCCCGCAACCTAAGTCAAATCCTTTGCGGAGCGAAGGAATGCCGTCGAGCGTATGTCCGCGATGCTGTAGCGCGTGCTAGGCAAGCGACGTATGACGGACGTCCGCCACGCTCCTGTCGCGAGTGCGGGGCGCCGTTCAGCGACATCAGGGGCAACAAACAGTTCTGCTCGCCTGAGTGCGCCCGCGCCAGCCACCTAAGGCGCCGTCGCGATCGCGAGTATCAGCCACCGACAAAAAACTGCGACTTCTGCGGAAACGAGATTCCCTATAAGAGCGGGAAAAAGCGCTACTGCTCGGCCGAGTGCCAAAAGGCTGGCATTGCCAAAGAGGCCCGTTGGCGAATTAAGGGTCTTCCCCCAGGCATGCCGGTTCCGATGGCCTGCGAGCTATGTGGCGCCGAGGGGCGCAATCTTGTGATCGACCACGATCATGAATGCTGTCCGGGCGGGAACGCTTGTGGGAAGTGCTTCCGCGGCATGCTTTGTCGGCCGTGCAATGTGGCACTCGGCATGTTCCGCGAGGACACCGCACTGCTTCGTCGGGCAGCCGAATACATCGAGAAAGCCAAAGAGCGCAACGCGCTCGTCTGATCCTTCCAACCATCCATTCGAGCCCCGGCCCTCACCCGCCGGGGCTTTCGCATTCCCGGAGGTTCCCCATGGCGCTGTCCAACGCCGACAATCCCGTAGCCGAAACGATCGCAGACACGCCCGCGAAGAAGACGAAGGCAAAGCCCGATCCCGAACCGGCCAAGCTGCTCAAGGCGTCCACGTCGGGCAGCGCCGACGTGCACAACCTGCTGGCACACCGGGAGATCGCCGCGTCAAACAAGGATGCCGATCATCTCGCCCGTGTCGACGCCGAGCTGGCCGCTCTGGGTTTCGAGGTCTGACATGGACATCGTCTACGCCCAAGGCGACGATCAGGTGCTGCTCAACTCGGGTGCCACCGCCCAGGTCCGCAAGGGCCAGCACTGGCCGGCGACGGATCAGGTTGTGAGGAAGCGGCCGGACCTGTTCACCACGGATCCCCGCTACGGCCTGCTGTACACGGAGGCTCCGCCCGGCTATGACGGCGAGCTGAACGAGGTCTCGGTTGAGGACGCTTCGGCGAACCCGGGAGAGAAGCGCAACGCGCGCCGTTCCTGAACTGATCCCCTCCGGCTGGCCGCTTTGGATGGTCGGCCGGCCGGAGGTCAACCATCCAGCACCATCCACAAAGGACAGTGATGTCGAACCGCAAGAAGACCAAACCGCCGGAGCCCGTCAAGGTCGCCGTCGGATACCTGTACGAGGACGAGGTCAAAGCCTCGTTCTTCCACTCGTTCGTCAAGCTGCTCGGATTCGACGGCGAGCATGAGGGCCGCGTCTGGGCCGGCGGGTTCATTCCGCGCCGTGCTACGACCGGGGATCTGGCCGGTGGCCGCAACGAGGTCGTCATGGACTTCCTCAAAACCGACTCGCAGTGGCTGTTCTGGATCGACACGGACATGGGCTTCGAGCCTGACGTGGTGGAGCGGCTGCTCGAGGTCGCGGATCCGGTGGAACGCCCGGTGATCGGTGCGTTGTGTTTCGCCCAGCGCGAGCATGTCTCCGACGGTGTTGGTGGATGGCGGCCGATGGCGTGGCCGACGGTCATGGACTGGAATGTCATTGCCGGCCGTGGCGGTTTCGAGGTGCGCTGGGACTATCCGCGTAACACGGTGACGCGGTGCTCGGCGACAGGTTCGGCGTGCATCCTGATCCACCGCAGCGTGTTCGAGCGGGTTCAGGTCGAGTATGGCGAGCATGTGCGGCAGCTCAATGTGGAGCGCGGTCTGCCGCGGGAGCTTGGGCTGCCCTGGAATTCGTGGTACACGCGGGTGGCGAATCCGACCACGGGTGAGCTGCTGGGCGAGGATCTGGCGTTTTGTGCCCGGATGCTGCGCATGGAGATCCCGATCTACGTGCACACGGGTGTGCAGACGACGCATCAGAAGCACATTTGGTTGCAGGAAGAGGACTACTGGAAGCAGCGGGCGCTGAATCCGCCGCCTGAGACGGTAGAGCCGATCCCCGTGGCCGAGCGCGCGGCACCGCGCTATGCGGTGGTCCCGACGCACAACCGGCCGGAGCGTTTGGCCGCCCTGGTGACCGCGCTCGCCCCACAGGTCGATCACATTGTGGTGTTGGACAACGCGTCGGATCCGCCGGTGGATTGGTCGGTCCTGGCGGCGGCGGCGCTTCCGGCGACGGCCGAGGTGCTGCGCGACCCCGAGCAGCCCCCGCACTTGTCGCGGTTCTGGAACGTCCTGTTCGATGCGGTGGCCAAGCACGCTTCCGCGGCCGGGCATGAGATGTGGGACGTCGCCGTGTTCAACGACGACGCGATCGTGCCGTCCGGCTGGTTCGACGTCTGCTCGACCGTCCTGCGTGGCCATGAGACCGCGGTCGTGGCGCACACGGGCACGGTTCCGGTACATCGCCAAGACCTGGTGGCGACCGTCGACTATCCGCGTGAGAAGCGCATGTGCCCGTGGGCGTTTCTGGTGCGCGGCGAGACCGGTCTGCGCGCGGACGAGTCGATGCGGTGGTGGTACTTCGATGACGACTTCAACCGCCAGGCGATCGATGCCGGTGGTGTGATGGCCGTCCCGGGTCCGCTGGTCATCAACGCGAACGCAGTGGAGTCGACGACAGGCGTGCTCGCGGAGCAGGCCGAGCTGGACCGCAAGACGTTCGAGGCCAAGTGGGCCGACCGATGATCGGCTACGGCACGTGCGTCGGCTCGTGGGAGAAGCTTCGCTGTAACGTGATCCTTCGCATCGGCGACGCCCCGCTGCTCGCCCTGTCCGGCCAGACGTCGCTGTGCCGGGCGTACAACACGATCCTGGACGCCTACCGTGGCCGCGATCTCGACGCGGTGATCCTGCTGCATGACGACCTGGACATCGTCGACCCGGACGCGGAGGCCAAGTTCCTCAAGGCCC